AATTGAGTGTGCAGAATGGGCAATCAAGTATGAGCATCACGGAATCTGGGGCGGTCTTACGGAAAGAGAACGCAAACAGGTAAGAAGAAAAAGAAGAATAACAGTAGGACGGGAGCAAGATGCTTAGGTTAGACCGCGCTTGGAAGACTGTGCAATCAACTGCACAGCCGCTTCCGACTGTGTGGAAAGACCTTGAGAGTAAAGAGATAAAGTTTCGGCGCGGTCAAGTGTGTATGGTTGCCGCTGCACCTAACGCTGGAAAGTCTATGTTCGCTCTCGTATATGCAATCAAGGCCAAAGTACCTACTTTATTCTTCTCCGCAGATACTGATACTGCAACTGTAATGCTCCGCGCTTCAGCGCACGTGGCGGGTCACACTCAGCAGACAGTAGAGAATCAGATCAATATAAACCCTGATGCCTACGAAGAGAGTCTGCAAGAAATATCGCACATTCAATGGGTCTTTGATGCCTCGCCTAACCTCGATGATATCGAGGATGAAATCAAGGCATACATAGAACTCTATGGCATACCACCACAACTGATTGTCATAGATAACCTGATGAATGTTGTTGCTGAATCTGATAATGAATGGGCAGGACTGCGCCAGATAATGGTGGAGTTGCACGATATGGCACGCAAGACTGATGCCTGCGTGATGGTACTGCACCACGTATCAGAACAGACTGAGTACGGATCTATGATGGAGCCACCACACCGAAGGTCTATCCAAGGTAAGGTGTCTCAACTACCAGCTCTGATACTCACGCTAGGTTACAACCCCTTTGAGCATACGCTTCGGGTTGCAGCCGTCAAGAATCGCTTCGGTAAACACTCAGTAGATGGCAAGGATTGGGCAGGTTTATTCGTAAACTTTGCCACCTGTCAGATTGGTGATAGCGATGCGATAGGCAGAATGATTTACAACTCCAACTTATCGAGGGTGGTATGAGTTCGTACAATAAGCAAAAGGGTTCCAAGTTTGAGACAGATGTGATGAAGTATCTGCGCAAACTAGGACACTTTGCTGAACGACTTGCCAAGGCGGGAGCCAACGACGAGGGTGACATTGTCACCATCATCGCAGGTCAGACCTATATTCTGGAGTGTAAGAATCGCAAGTCAATCAACCTTCCGCAGTTCTGGGCTGAGGCCCAGACTGAGGCAGCCAACTATGCGAAGGCTAGGGACCTACCCGTCAATCCTTTAGCCTTCGTCATAGTCAAACGCAGACAACACGGAGTAGAGAAGGCTTGGGTAATCCAAGACCTAGACCAATGGCTACAAGACAGGAGTAACAATGCCAGTACCACAAGGTGATATCACATCAAGTGAGATATTGAATCCGAAGTTAGAAGATGTTCAACTACCAGAAGAGCCGACAGAGGTAGAAGAAAAAGAAGAAGAGGCAGAAGCAGATGATCTGTCCTAACTGTAAGTGGGCAGGACACCACAACACTATCGGCAAGGTAGACCTAGCCATAGATTTCCACGAGAAGTGTGAAGGAGATTGCGGATGCCAGCACAAGACTGGACCAGGGTGGTTCGTAAGAAGAGGGGCAAAGATTCCTCTGATGCAAACTCAGTCTCCATAGCAGAGGTCGTTAGACACTTTGGAGGGGAAGTAAAAGAGGGACGTAACGTCTCAGTGCGGTGTTGTATGCACGATGACTCACGCAAGAGCGCAGTCATAGATACATATAACAACCTGTACTTCTGCCACACCTGCGGTAAGGGTGGCAATGCAGTCAATGTCATTATGGAACTAGAGAATATGGGGTTCAAGGATGCTCTCGCAAGGGCAGGAGAAATTGTTACAGGAGGCGGCCCATCGTTACGCGGAGGCAATAAGCGACGAGGCGCTAGCCTACCTCGCAGGACGTGGAATATCTGAAGAGACTGCAGCCCGATACAGGCTTGGCACTATCACAGATCCGATAGAGGGACACCAAGGGTATGAAGGATGGATTTCAATACCCTACTTCACAGCGTTAGATATGTGTGTAGGTTTCAAGTTCCGCAGACTTGATGATGGTAAGCCTAAGTATGGCTCACCTATCGGACAGAAGACTCACCTGTTCAATGTGACAGCAACTATGTCACCAACAAAGAACATCGTTATCTGTGAGGGTGAGTTCGATGCAATCATTATGGATGCAGCAGTAGGCATACCAGCAGTAGGTATCCCTGGAGTAGCTGCGTGGAAACCTTTCTATCCTAAGTTATTCAATGGCTTTGATACTGTGTATATCGTAGGAGACAATGACATCAAAGAGGATGGCTCCAACCCTGGAGCAGAGTTCTCTAGGCGTGTCGCAGGTGAGGTAACAAACTCACAAATAGTACAATTACCACCAGGTATGGATATAACAGACTTCTACCTGGCAAATGGGAAAGAAGCAACAGCCAACCTAGTAGGAGGAGTCAAGTGAGTGAGCAAGAGAGAGTTGCAAGAGGCAGCCAGATTATTGACGGATATGGGGATGATAATCCTTTCGATAGATTACAAGGCTGGGACGATAACCTGTCAGCCGATGCCCGCAAGAAGATAGATGATGAGTTCATCAGAAATGTCTGGCGAATTCTTGATACCGCAGGAAATCTGCTCATCCGCAAGCATCACGATTACGGCCCGAAGAACATCGCTCACTCTCCAGGTGGCCCACTCAACGGACTCCGAGTGCGTATGTGGGACAAAGTGGCTCGCATCAATAACCTCATTGATAGCGACGTATCTCCCAGCAACGAAAGCCTGAGAGATTCCTTCTTAGATCTGCTCAACTATTCTGCTATCGCAATGATGGTATTGGACCGCAAGTGGCCCGAACTCCCAGGTGACGACAAATGATTAGAGAAGAATTGCACAATGGCAGGGAAGATGGAAGAGTAATCAACCTTCCAGACTATTTACCCACTGAAGTTCATATACCTTATGTAAATTTTGATGTTGTTGAGGCTATAGAAAATAGCGATGATCCTACTCAGCCTCTGATGTTTCATCAAACTATCTACAAACTTGATACTACTGACTTGAAGTACAAGTACGCAGGAGAGGTCAAGTGAGAGCAGACCTACCTGAAGCAGAAAAGAAAGCATTGCGACGTAAATACAATGCTGCTTGGCTTGCTAAAAATCCAACTGCCTATCGGGATAAACATTACAAAAAGAGATACGGCATTACCATTGAGCAGTATGAAGAGATGAACCAAAAGCAAAATGGTTTATGCGCTATCTGTAAAAGACCAGAGACTAGAAAGAAAGTTGATGGAACTACTAGAGTTTTATCAGTTGACCACTGTCATAAATCAGGTCAGGTAAGAGACTTGCTTTGTGGTGCGTGTAATCTAGTTCTTGGGCATATCGAGAAGTATAATATCCCTATGGAAAATGTTATTGCTTACCTCCAGAAATGGCCTGAGCTACCCAATGACTAAGACTAAGTTGCAACAGATAGGCAAGGACTTATTGTTCTGTGCGCTATGCGCCAAGCCTATTGTTGGTGAGCCACTAAGAGTACGTAACAAGATGAACCCTACTGATAAGGCGGCATACCACGTGGATGCGAAGGCTTGCGCTGACGCACCTCACCTCGGACTACACTTTGTTAGGAAGCAACGTGCATAGTATTCATCCTGCTATCTTTGATATAGCACCGAGCGTAGCGAGTGTCATCACTCGCAGGTTTCGAGGCTATGTAGATAAGGAAGATGTAGTCCAAGAGTGTTACTCCTGGTACCTCTCACGAGCAACGCACTATGACACCTTGCTTAGTGAAGAGAACACAGTCCAGCGCATCATCAACGAGAAGCGTATTGCGTGGCAGATGAAGCGTCACGTTGAACGCTACGCCCGTAAGGAAAAGGCTGTGCGCACAGGCTACAAGCCAGGAGATGAAGCCTTCTACGATACTGTCATCATCGCCCAGCTTTTGCCTCACGTCATCGCCTCTATCATAGATAACACAGTCTTAGAACAGGCACAGAACCTCATCAACGATGGTCAGCCTAAGAAGCAATCTGCTCCCGCCGAAGGCGGTAACCTGCTGGCTACCCTCATAGATATCAAGAAGGCATACCTCAAGCTCGATGTTATCGAGAAGGATATTCTCATCAAGAGATACCACGAGAACCTTACTCTCCAAGAGTTGGCGGTATATCTAGAGTGTGCTATCTCTACTGCTGATCGTAGATGTCAGAACTCCTTGCGTAAGTTACAGAATAACCTCGGCGGAGAGAGTCCCTGGAACTAATGAAAGAACAAGACCTCTTCGATTATCTCAAGGCTAGTCATTTCCCCGACTTAGAAAAGAGTGAAGGGGCCTACGATTCTTTCGACTGTACCACCAATGAGAAGAACCTCTACATAGAGTTGAAGTGTAGGCATACCCACTACCCTGACCTGCTGATTGAAGAGATGAAGTACCGCAGGCTTATCAACCAAGCTGGTACTCGCACTCCTTACTACATCAACTCCACTCCGCAGGGTATCTACGCCTTTGACTTATCGCGTGTGCCTGAACCAACCTGGTCAGAGCGTCGTATGCCAGCGACCACAGAGTTCTCTGATACCCGCAGGATTATGAAACTTGTTGGCTTCCTCCACCTAGACTATGGTTTTGCTTTATGATCTACGAATACAAATGTCAGAACTGCTTGACGACCCTTTCCGTTGAGCGTTCAATCCACGCCGAAGCTAGCACCCCCTCTTGTGCTGACTGCGGTAACCTAATGGATAGACTCTGGTCCTCGCCTCCTATCTCTTTCCGAGGATCAGGGTTCTATTCGACAGACAAAGACAAATAAAAAACCCCGCCGAAGCGGGGTATCTTACGCCGAGCGAAAGGATAAGTAACTCTCGGCAGTTCTTATTGTAACAGAGAGATAGCAGTATGGCAGGGATCTCCGCCACCTTCCCACTCCTCGTGTTCTTCCTCTGTCATATATTCGTAGTTGCCATCGTGTGTCATACAGTATGGCTTGCTGATCCAACCTCTCTTGATACCAAAGAGTAGCCAGTATCTAAACACTCTCGCCCTCCTCAGTAGTGGTTGTTGCGTTGGTGAAAACGGAAAGCCTGACAAGGGCTTCCGTAACGCTCAGAAATGTATCGAAGACCTCTAAGTATTTGGATTCTAGGATTTCGACTTTCTTCTCCAAGCATTTGAGCGATTCCAAAAGCTGAACTTCCTTGCTGATTACTTGCGAG